AGTAACATCAGCTTTTCTTGGTTGCATATAATCTGCAACTTCTTGCCAATGTGTTTCCCAATTTTGTCTTTGACCTTCAAGTTTTTCGTATCTTGATAATAAACTTTTTGATAAATCTGTTCTTGCCATTATTCTCCTAATAAACTTCTTTTGCCTAATTTATATCCTTTTTTTTCTTCTTCTTCTTCTTCAAAATCTTGTGGGTTTCTTTTTCTATATTCTTTTTTCTGTGCTTCTGTAAAATTTTTATATATTCCAGCATTTCTTACATCTCCTAATTTTCCACCAGTATTTTTAACATAACCTTGTCTTGCTCTTGATAAACTATCAACATCATCTTTTGCAAACATATATTGTGCAAGTCCTCCAGTTGGTCTAGGATCATCTGGTCTTTTTAATTTTGAAAATGGTGTTGCTGCTCCCATCATTATTTACCTAATAAACTTCTACGACCTAGTGTTAATGTTTCATCTTCTACACCTTTTGAACTTGTCATAATTGTAGATGATCTGCCTTTAGCTTTTGTCTTTCTTGGATCGTAAGCATCTGCTGCTTGTGATTGTGAAACTTCTGATACTGTTGGTGTAACCGGAGTTGGCACAGGTGCAGGAGGTGGCGGTGGTGGTGGTGTAGGTCTAATTACTCTTCTTACTGCTCCTCCCATATTATTCTCCAAATGTTAATGATGAAGTTGTTTCTGATTTTGTTTCTTTTGTTTCAGATTTAACTTCTGGTTTTTTAATTTCGTTTTCAAAAGTAATATCATTACTATGATCTATAGCTTTTTCGTAAGTTCTTTTTTCTTTTTCTACTTTTGGTTTTTTTTTAAATATCTTTTTAATTGTCTCAAACATTATGATCCTAATAAAGTTTTGTTTTCTGTTTCAGCTTCTTCCTCAACACCTAGTGGTCCAGTTAAAATTGTAGATTTACGACCTCTTCTTTTTCTCTCCATTTTTCTTTGTTCTGCTGCAATCCTGTCTTTTTCCTCTTGCGAAACTTCTGCCGAAGGCGGTTCTGGCAAAGGTTGAACTGGTGGCAGCGGTGGCATTTTTGGTGTTTTAAAAAGTGAACCCATAATTATATAATCCTGTAACTATTATCTGCTAAACATTCTGTTTTTATCAATATACTTCCTGTGGTAATGTCTTAACGCATCTATTAACTTTTTGCAATGGTCAGTATCAATCCAACATCTGGGTAAGATCATTGTGGTTGCGTGGATGCCATCTTCTAATGGAATTTTTGGAACAACTTTAAATCTTACTCCTAATTGATAGGCGACTTCTCTTCTGGTTTTACCATTACCAAAGTCGGTAACTTCAATGTCGTGTGGTGCAAAATGATCTTTGTAGACATACTCTTTGTCATTAACCATTTTAACATAGTATGGTAAACCTTGACCTCTTTCTTCGTGGTAGTCTATTATATTAATGCTTCTACCTAACTGTTGATAAAATATTATACTACTGTGGTCGGAGACCCCAAGATCCCATGCAGTAGATACTGGTAGTGAAGGATCGTAGGGAACTCTTGTAAGTTGTTTGTCATCATCTAGTTTTGCAATAATATCCCCATATACTGCACCTTCAATGTTCGCTATCCAATCACACTCAAACTCTTGTTGGTACTTCTTCTCACCCATAACTTCTTTTGCTTTATCTAATTCATCTTGATCAACAATTTTAGTATCACTAGCTTTAGCTTTATAGTTAAACCAATCTTCCGCACCTTGTGCGTGTTGGTACAACTCATAAAAGTTATTGTTCATTCCCATTGGTGTACCTATAAACACACAGTAGCCTTTACGATCTGATAATGCTGGTCTAATTATTTCTGGAAACAATTTACTGTTCACGTTTGCGTACTCATCAATCACGCAGCCATCAAGGTATATACCTCTTAAACCATCTGGCGATTCTGAGCCTAGCAAGGTAATACGAGAACCATTAGGTAAATCTACACGAAGTTCTGTTTCATTAAATTTAGTGTGGGGTATCTTAGCGGTGAACTGTTTCATGTAATCCCATGCAATAGACTTTGCTTGTTTGAAGGTGGGTGCAATGTAGGCAAACCTAGGGTTCTTTAGTTTGGACAGTAATGCTGACCTAATTAGGTGATTGATCATACATACTGTTTTGCCAAACCTTCTATGGCATACCAATACGTTCCATCTGTTTTTATCTATTTGTTTGTGCAAGTAGGCTTGATGTTTTCTTGGTGTGTAAGGTATTTTAATATCCATATCTAGTGTATCATGTCAGACTTTGTGCTAGATATAGGCTGGTAATCAAAACCCATATTGAGCATAGCATAACTAAT